TTTTTTTTTTTTTTTTTTTTTTTATTCTCAACTAAGATAGCTGCAGAGCAAACCTAATTGTATACAGCTACTATTGACTGACGACGCTCCGAGTACGTCTGGTGAGAAAAGGTCGAAATCCATTTAACTAAGCATTTATCAAAACCTAGATATTTTTCGCCTTACAACCAACAATCAAAAAATATGCAACAAAAATTGTCGGAGGTGGAGTTTCTACCACTATGTGGCTGTTAAAGGGGAATCTCCCACCCCAGGAAATTTAACATCCACTACCTCTGGATAAGGCTGGACTATATATGCTTGAAGCGCTTCATAAAAGATATCATCCAATTCTTCCCATTGACGGAAGGTTGGATATCTATCAATATTCAGCTGTCGCCAAGCCCTCTGAAGCTTATCTCTAACATAATTAAAGAACTCCTTTCCATGTCCGAACGAGTTCAATAAGCATGCATACGATGTCTCCATAGAGGCCTCGATGACATCAGGCGATTTCCAGATCCAATTAGCAGTATCTGTCACAGAATCACGTTCGAGAGCAGCCATAAGTATAAAAGGTCTACTAGGATGAGGCAAAAAGTTTCGTTTAAGAAACGTCGCTTCATCCCAAGAACACCACTTTGCTGCAATTCCTTGCTTAGATGAATCCGTATATTCAACACCGACAGAAGCAAAATATTTGCTTAGAGTCACATTGTTGAAATAAGGAGCAGCTGCATCACTAACACACATAATAACATCATCGCCTAGAACGACGAATCTCAAGTTTTTATGCATGGAAGAGAAAGCTCTCATCTTAGGCCAGAACTCGAATATAGCTCTCCACGCCAATCTAATATAAAGGTTATTAACCTTACAATTAGTAGGTGTAGTAGCAGGTGATCCAGATGGCATACCACAATGAGTCCGGTAAACTGTGTTAAACCCTAAATGAACAGCAGTAACTAATTCATAGGCCATAACACGACGCACTTTCTCATCTTCCTCTTTAGCATTGTTATAACGATACCAAGCTAAAGCGATTCGATGTGCGGCCATATGAGCATCAGCACTAAATCCAGCTCCAAAATTCTTATAATCACCACATAAAAACTTATTACCAACCTCAGATAAGTAATTAAAAAGCCGTGTCCATTCAACACCTTCAGGTGAAATGCACATAGCATGCCCAACATCAAATTGAGCATTTATATAGGCCATGGTGAAATCGCCAAAATACTTTCTCCAATGTATGGTAAAATCTAGAGGTGATGTTGAAAAAACGCGTGTCTTACCAGGAACACGACATTTGGCAAGCGGTAAGCGAGTATCTTTTAAACAATCTGTGAAGACGGTAGTTGGTATTACACCTGCTCTTCTCATGATCATCTTTTCTCGCATGATCCCCTTTAAAATAGGATGGAGACCAAATTTATCGCCATTGGAAATAAGCCATTTTTTATTCCTAGCTCCGGGAGGTCTCATACCTGTATAAGGGAAACCTTCTGATGTTGAGAGCTCTATTGACTTAAATCCTTTAACACCAGGAATACCTTCGACTGCTTCCTGATATGTAATGCAATCGATAGTCCTGATGGGTTTACAACGGTCTAGGATAAGATCTAAATAATCCTGTTCCGCTATGGCCATCTCTCGCTTGTCAAACTTTGTGGTTGGTAAGCCGTGTTTTTCACAACCTAGGAGCATAGGTGACTGGCCCCCTATTCTTGGATCTCCAGGATGTAGTGGATTTGGTTCTGTAGTAACCGGAAACACTCCATGAATAGCCGATTTACAAATATTGGTTTTGCCCGTTTCTGAATGCGCAAATTTAGCTCTGACAACGCCCATATCCGAGACTTCACCCTCAAGTACAAGTCTAGGATCAGCTTCACCATCCAAATATACTTCTAGATCAGAGCCATCTGCACTATCAATTATCTCTTCAGAAGGATCGACAAAATCCTCCCTCATAACAGGTTGGGCATAACCATTCTTGCCATCGCCAGCTATATGAAAACCCAACAATGTCCCGTTGGCTGAGCCATCAACAATAAATGACATACATTTGCCTTTACCATGATAATTGTATGATATGACATGCTTTACAGTAGTCGTCTCAACATTCTCAAAGGTAACGCGAACGTTTTTAGCCATTTTCATGTTAACCGGAACTTGTATGAGGTCAAAATTGGCATCTATCTCTACAAAAACACCTTCCGATGGTAAAGCAGAGTTCCAATCCCTTTCCGTTCTCATATTTCTAGTTAAGTCTCTAAAGCAGCCGACTGAGGCAGGCATTTGCATCATCGCCAATTCAGAATCAGGGTCAGTTCTCAGATCGCAATAGGATGGATCGACTGGCAATGTAACTGGTTTACCAGTCACGTCCGAGAACATAACACTGCACTTACGAGTCTTAGAATCCAACATATTCCAAGTCACGAAGTAGTGAACCGGCACTAAAGCTATATTCTGGTATATCCCGACAAATCGGTAATAACCAGATATAGTTCGTCCTGTATTAGTGTCAACACCTTCAAAACAAAGAAATCCAGTGTTGCGTTTAACTTTTCGGATAAGACCCTTAACTGAGTCGAATCCGGCCTCGCCACCAGCTTCATTAGGTGTAGACTTTGCCCAAGTTGTTATCTTTTCAAACTTCTTTCGGACCACACCCTCTTTCTTAGCTTTTCCTTTTCCAGTGTCTTGCGAGGCATAGACACCTTCACTGTCGGCTTGTTTGGGACCAAACCATTTATCAAGTCCCCATGATACACCATAATAAATACCACCAAGGATAAATACGGGCATGACCATTCTCTTTATGACACCAATTGTTGTTCTCAACAAGCCGACCTTCTTCTTAATGGTGTCAAAATCATGAGCCTTAGTATAGCGATAATCACACTCCTGAGTCCATCGCGTTCTAGGCTTAAGGTCTTTAAAAACTATTTGATCTCTGACTGAAGTACGGTTACCACCGATCATTTGAATCAGGTAATCCTTGAAGCGCTTAGCAAAGGGGTGCTTCAGAACTACATGAACGAGATAAGCATTGGCGACTGGGTCTTTTGCTCTCAAGATACACATCTCGCCACAAGGTATATTGAACGAGTGTAACCTAACTTTATCAGTATTATCTGAATCTTGAGTTACTTCATGAGGGAACACTGGATATGGTTCGCATTCACCTTCGCCTTGATACCATCTAAGATCAAATAGTCGCCCTTTATTGACATGATCGCAGATTCCTTGGTATTGATCTTCACAAACTTGTATCTGCGACTTTGTTAATACTGGTAACGGCCCGCAATGGTATTCAACTCTAAACCTCGGTGCATCTTTTATCAATGCATCAGGAAGAAGCGATTTTATTTTCTGGCTAGTGGTTTTCGGTGCTTTACTTTTGTCTTTGCTCAACGAACCACCACCTTGACCAGAAACCGTTTTGCTTCTAATGTGCTCGTAAATGTCCTCTTCAGTTTTAGGTTCAAGGACTTCACCCCAGATCTCTTTAATAACTTCATCGTTAAGAAGCTTATCTTCTGCTTCTCCTTTATAGATCTTTCTGATCTGGGCTATGAGGTCAGGCACGGATTCCAAAGAATCATCTTTAAAGTCAAAGTTAACACCATCAAACACAGCACGACGCTCATTCCAGAGCTCAAACTGTGCCTTACGATAAGTATTAACCTTAAGCTTTAATAGCGCCAAAAACTCATTATAATTAATCCATCCACGAGGTTGAGCTTGGTCATCTGTTGCAATATCATAAATACCAAATTCAAGATGGTTAAAATTCTTTATACCACCTTGTATAGCGGGAGGCAGTGCCGCGATTGAATGAACACCATGGCGTTCTAATATGCCTTGATATTCTGGCGAAAGTCTGACTCCAACTAGGAAGTCTCTTCTACGCCATAGTGCCATCGAATCATTTATTGAGACTGTTCTAGGAAAAGCCTCATTAGCACATGCTATCACAATTTCTGGTTGATAACGCAGCTTTTTATCTTCAAGAGCTGCTTGAGGAGGAGTAAATATTGCTGGTGATTTAAGCAACATCAAAATATGATGGTCATCCATGGTGGAATTTTTAATCTGACCATAATCGTCAAAAACGAATACGGGCTGATCACGACAACCATTAAAGTGAGCATTCAAGCATGAATGTGTGTATATAGGCTCAGCGCGAACCTTAATACCTTCAGATTTTAAAAGTTCACCAGCTAAGGTGGAAACAAGCTGGGATTTACCAATACCTGATGCTCCTGCCAAATACAAAGCAAATGGCTCACGTCTTGATACTGCAGATACTCCTCGAGAATTGCAATCTGCTCTCAATTTAATAAGAAGTCGTAGCTTATCGAGAATTGGTGCTACAGAAGTAACTTCGTAGACTTTCGCAGCGGTAAGCGTACGCTCAACTAACTCTCCAACAAAAATCGCAACTTCTAATCTAGCCATATAGCTAGAATCAACCAGAAAATAATCTGACTTGGACGGATCTAATAATACTGATGCTTCTTTCATAAAGAGATCAACAATTGGCTGATGTTCCTTAATATATTTTTTCAGCCGATATGATGGGCAAAGTTTGGAATAGAACCATTTCCAAATTGAGGATACCACTTGAAACAAATTTCTTATAAACGTCATAATCCCTGTTGTCGATCGGGATACGTCGAGAAAACCTGCATGTAAATGCTTAGCCCATCGTTTAGTAAAAGGTTTCCCGGCTTTGACGTCATTCAATCCTAGCCATACCCCTAGTGTCTGTACTAAGGTCGTGACTAAAGGAAGCATAACACCTTCATCTTTCTTAGGTGGAGCTTCCCCGGAAGCCGAGCACTGTTGTCTTGGTTCGTTTGGCAATGCTTCCGGAATAATAGCGTTCACAGTCGTTTGGAGCACTTCTTCCAACTTAGACGTAAACAATTTGTGGTATCCAAATAAGGAATCTACAACTATAATTCTAAATAAATTAATTAAAGCTATAGCTCTCCCTCTGTTATCATCAAACATAACATGTAATACTAACGCTTCTAAAGCTGCTGATACTCTTGCATAATAGACAACATCATCAATGTTATCCAACTTCTCAACAGCAGCATCATAAACATTCTTAACAAGTTTCCTAATAGGATCCATTGCTATTGCGTTAAAAGACTTTCTAATAGCTTTAGTTAAGCCTTCCCCGTTTGCTACTATAATACTTCGGGGATTACACAGAGGAGGAGATTCACCTGTAGCAAAGGTGAGACTAGAAGGATTGGGCGGAGAAGTAATACTGGTAATAGGGAAAACAGGTGGAAACCCTATAAACTCCATATATCTAGCATCATCGCCAATGGAGCTAAAAACCATAAGTTGGATATTCACACGATCCGCCCCGGTGTGAAAACCCCCATCGATATTACCTAAACTATAAAAATTTGCTAAAGAATCAGATGATAATACTGGTCTCTGCAAATAACCTAACGCACCACGTTGGTAAAATGGGACATTTATCAAAATTTGGTTATTTACATTAACGTTCTGATAAGCAAACGCATAACCCCTATTTAAAGTAGTGGAGACTTGTGACCTATTTGTGGGATACATTACAAGTCTATCTAGTGCCACGTCTGGTTTGTGCTGCAACCAAATACCAACATTAGATGTTGAACTATCGACAACAAATCTCAAGTTCATAGATCCTCTAAAGAATCTAAAGGCAGCAGCTAAAACAGAACTAATAGGGTCTCTAATAGTATTATATACAGGATTAGTTAGCGTGTCTACATCCATACCCTGTATTAATATTGGAATACTGAAATGTGTAATACCTATGGGTACGCGTTTAGGTATATAATACTTAGTAACGAGATAAACTTCATACCTCCTTAAAAGATCTTTAACGGAGGCAAAACTCTCACCAAACGTAGCCATCCCATGTTGAGTACCAATAGTACTTGGTTGTAAACTAATTGGAGCTTCAGCATCCTCTCTCTCACCAGCTTGTCCTACTACGACAAAACCATCATCGGCTCTATAAGTTGGTGGATTAAGAGGCGTTGGAACCCAAGTTCTAACCAGGACAGCGTTACCAGTACCATAATAATCGTTACTAGAGGTATCTCCTGCATCTAAAAGAGCACTATAATCAGGAGTATCTCTCCGTACCCATTTCTTTTCTTTGACTAACCATTGGTAATAAAACTCACCAATATTATTCTTTTCTATGGCAGCCAAATAAACAAACCCATAACCGTCACTAACATCTATAGGAACAAAATACCATGGATTTTCAGCAGAAAATTGATACAAACTGCCATCTGGTTTAGCAGCCTTTAATACTCCATTCAGATTTGTATTCTCGAAGTTATAACAATACATTTTAGTCATACCTTCGAACTGAGCAACATGATCCGAGACCGGACCATATCTGGCAATCAGTTTTTTACCACCATACAAATATCTCCAAGTACCTAAATACCAAGGAGCATAACCCTGACGAGCATAAATTGCCCCTTTCACTGATGGTGTAATCTGAGTCGGATTAAAGGATAAACCAATGGCTGGCTGAATAGGCACAGCTAACTCGAAATCACTGCCTCCTCTAAAATAAACATTAAGATAAACAGTGGAGGAGACAGAATCCATAGGAATTAAACCGTTTAATACAAAAATATATACATGTCCTGGGGCGCCTATTTCCACAGTAGACTCTAAATTTGAAGTCTCTCGTGGCCACCAAGGTGTATCAGACACAAATGGGACAGAAAATACAATCTGTTTAGAAGCTGCAATATCAAAAATTTGATAAGTACCTCCAAGAACCTGATCAAGCGAAATATTTTTAGATTTATCTGCAAACTGAGGTAGGTAACCCACAAGTATACGGCCGGTGTGGAAAGCTGACGCTACCACATCGACACGCAACTCAAGAGTACCACGCCAATATGCAAATAATTGAGACATGACAGTCACAGGGGGAAGTGTATAGCAATCCATAGAATCAACTACATACTTCTGATAGAAATCCCAGCCCCAAAATGGTGATGCAGGTATACGAGCTAACTGATCACCTGGACTATCATTGGCTGACCAAGTTAAAATCTTAACCAAGCCAAATTTACTCGTTATATAAGGAACAGTAAGTTCCTCGGGAGAACCTTCTGGGAAAGGCGTCTGCCCACGAGCATCAAGTCTCATTGCGTTAAGAGGTTCTACAACATTCGACCCTAGACAAAACGTTTGAGCCGTCTGCGGTACTACGATATTGGGTGGTCCAGTATAGGGAGGCATATCTCTATTTGGATCAGCATTTATCTCATTGAGAACTCTCATAGCCATCGATGCAGCAATGGGCATCATCTGGCCTTCTACTTGAGTATTTTCTCGTAAATTTGAAGGTGCTAATCCTGCAAGCTTCACATTAACAAATTTTATAAATACTGATACATTACATGCATTATATGTTGAGCTTGTGACAGTGAGCTTATTCAGTACTCTAATCATGAGAACTCCGAGATCAAGGGTTGCTCCTTGGTCGGCACGATTATTTGTAGGTATGTAGCTCTTTACATGTCTGAACGGCAACAAAAACTCAGCATCATTACTAGTAGACGAATCAAGTATAACGTGCGGGAGTGTAGAACCAGAGAAGACATTGTTTCTTAGTTGAAACTTGTCGTCCTGTTTATCACTATAATACCAAGAGGCCTGCAAACTACCTACTTGAAGTCTATTAGCATTTAATACTATGCGGACTTGCATATCTCCTCTAAAGTATCTATAATACTTCAACAAAGCTAATGAGGGATTATCCGCTAAGATGTCCACAGCGTCTTTAGGAAGGCGAATAGTTTTAATTAAACCTTCATCCGTACCTTTCCACATAAATGTGGTTATTCGAAGCCAACGAGCTGTTAACTCTGGAATATCTTGTATCTGTGGCATACTGCTTGACATGGCCAACAGATCACCCATCGGTTCAACGACAGTCGTAGATGTTCCAGCATGAGATTCTATTGCGGTATTTTCAGCAATCTCAACTTTATCAACAGCATCTAGCTCTGATGTAGGATGAGCATCCGCCATTTCACCTTGTGCAAAGATGTACATAATAGGAGTTATATTTGCCCCTGAAAAACCTTGCCTATAATGTGGCATAAACTGTTTAAGTTTATACAATAACATTAAAGATCTAGGTTTTTTGGTCCCAGATACAACTTCTAATTTAAGAGACTCCAACCAAGAATCTCTTTCAGCACAGGTAAAATTATGCTGTATTACAGAAGGTACTTTGTCTTTCCTTCTGTTTTTCCTCCACTCATACCAATGCAATTCGCGTTCAGGAGGAGGGAGAACTTTGCGAGATCTAGCCCCAATTGTACTGTAAACAGCACTAACCGCAGCAAGGTCTCCCAAATCAACAACAATGTCCTGAGAACACTGTTGGAAAGTGCGTCGATTTAATTGACGCTTAGCCTCACGCTTTAAGTAGGCTATCCTCAACTCCTTCTCGCGCTTTTTGGCTTGGCGAGCTTCCCACCTTTCTTGTTTCAAAATAGCCTTATTTTTACAAATAAGGCATTTCCTAGGATCATGCCTAGGTTTTCTTTTCCGCCTAATGACTTTGGCGGTTTTTTGCTCCTTAGGTGGGGGGGATGGTACCGCTGGAGCTGGCGGCATTGGATTACAAAATTTTTGAGCGACATCCTTATAGGAGACGCCGCTCTTAAGTTCGCTGCGGCTTATCCGATCGGCCAGCATGCGCCTATACACAGCTGACCTCGCCGCAAGAGTGTAGGCTCTCGTGAGAAGGCATTCCTCATTGAAGGCAGTATAAAAGTTTGAGCTTTTAGGAGCCATCGTGAAGAATGTAAGATCCAGTTTCATGAAGAGGGCCCCATGCTTATTAGTATGCTCGTAGAGTGAGGGAGGCGCATGAGTTGCCTTCCCAAACCCCCAGACAAGTCCAAAGAGCACCCAGGGGAAATACTGCGACCTACTGGTTATTTAAAAGATGGAAGGGGATCTCTTCAGTAGGTTCTTATAGCAACAATAACCGTCAAGCCTAACATAAACATGCTTTGGCTCGAATGGGACAAAGATCATAGGTTTTACTAACGCCGAATTTTTCTTATTTCCTGCCGCTAAGTTGGGACAGTCGAACGTTAATGGGCCTACACACCAGGATCACGATAATCCTGTTCCCTCGGGAAGTTTACAATTACAGCTCTCTTTCCAGTCGGAGATAATTCGATCCGATAGGAGGTCACCCCTGCACACCGCCTTATCTAAATGAGTCCCGGGAAGTATTAAACCAAAATTTTTATTTTATTTTATTTGCAGCACTTTAAAGGCACACTGCTATTTCTCCTATCTATTGCAAAAACCGTACTTCCCTTTTCGCCTTACGAAGTTTCAGAAGGACGAATCCCCTTACTGACAACACCTGAGCGAGGTCCGGGCTTAATACTGCACTCACAAAAGTGAGACTACCAAGACGTACCTAGCCCACTAGAATACCGCTTGATAGATTTATAAAGCTAAGATCAACTAGTGAAGTGCTTTCCCACATCGGACGCGGATAGGTACCGGCATGAAACAAAAGAAAAATAAAACTATTGTACTAATAAAATGAACAAAACAAAAGAAAACAAAAATATTTACAGTTTAATTGAGACAATTAAACACCACAACTCAATATCTCAAATTACAACGACCCACTAATAAACAGGGCTTATCCTGAGTATGTCGTTTCGGGCTGAAGCAATATAAGCATTGAATTGAGGCCACCTTCTCTTCAAAGCGTAGCAGGCAGACGTCGGTCGAAATTTGTTCACGATGGCGCCAACGAGTTACGCCCAAAGAAAGGGCAATCAGAAAAATGTGCATACGTCACAAAAGTGACGTATACA